GGCCTGATACTGTTGTGGATTCATTCCAAAATTATCAAATAATGGTTGGTACGAGAAAGTATCAAGAGTAGAACCAGTAATGACATAAACGTGAGAATAAGTGAAGATATAAAGAGCTTCTGAAATAGCTTGAAGGGCAACAATAGGATATTGAAGGCGAAAGAAGTTACCGTTTACACCTGACGGAAAAGATTCTTCTGGTACTCCAACTAAAGTTTCTTCTTGAGATGAAAAAAATAAAACATTTCCAATCCCGTACCAAATACGACCTTGAAAATAGGCCATAGAGGAAGAACGGGAAGGCGTACAGGTACCTACAATACCGGGAGCTATACAAGTCGGGGGTGGCGAATTAGATGTTAAAGTGGGTGCAAATGTGCCAGTAATAAGTGTATCAGGAACAGGTCCATCAACAATAGTAGACGGAAAAAGACTATTAGTAGTCATTTTATCTGTATAGGTAATATTACCTGCACCAATATTAGTTATTACATCTATGAGATAAAAAGTACCACCCCCGTCAGTTGTACGAAAAATAGCGATTTGAGGATAGTTTGTGGTATCCGCAAGCCCCTGTACAATCATTTGAGGAACACTAGACCCGCCACCAACTATAGTAGTTGAGATAAGGGGAGTAATTGAGGGACGTGTAGTTGAACTACCAGAACCGGCTCCGGTTACTATGGTTGGCGCACGATTAGTATATTGTCCGGTATTAGAAATCCAAGCATATGAATATGTCCATCCGATTGAAAGCTGAAAAGTTTCTGTCGTCGCTACGGCCCAAGTAGGTATAGCAACTACGGTTGTATTATTTCCGTGTGCAGCTGCGGTAGTACCAGCAAAACCACGAACTACTGTAAAGGTCGAACCGGTTACATTGGAAACCTGCATTTGTTCATTTTCAACATAAATAATAAAAGTTATAGGAATTGTAGAAAAATTATTATTAGTTGCATCATAACGCACATTAATTGTAGTTGTAGTTGCGTTAATAGCGCCGATTAATTGACCAAATGCAGTATTAGAGCCTCCTATTTGAGCCGGTACGGTCGGTCCTAGCCCTCCCCAAGGCTGAATTGTAACTGTGCCTCCAGTGCCATTGAATATAACAGAACCTAATTTTTCACTAGTAAAAACTGGAAATCCTTTAATATAAAGTAAACCTCGCGCAACTACCATTTCATGGGGATAGAAACTTTGATTTAAGGCGCGATATGTTCCAGCACTAACGGCAGTAGCGGGACCGGTCGCAACAAGTTCTTGATACCATATTTCATATAATGAAGAAGATTCATTAAAAACTGACATCACCAAGTACACTAAAGGTGTGCCAGATGTTTCCATAGTTTCATATATAATAGCCCGTTCTACTCGACCAACGGTAGAGACATTATTATTAATATAAGGAGCTATTGTGCCAAAACGACGAACAATACTACCGCCGAGAGTTACAAAGACATTTTGAGAACCGTTGACTAGCCGAGGTAATTCACTTAGACCTTTTTCGCTTAAATTATAAGGTAGGTCTAATGCTTCTGGTTCATAAACGTCCCATTGTTGATTGGTAGACATTATGGAAACGAAGGATACTGATAACCGCCAAGTTGATTGAAGGGGTTACTCATTTGTGGGGCTTGAGAAGTTTGCGGCCCCAAACCCAACTGCTGTTGCATTCCTTGTAAGGTATTAAGTAACTGAGCAATACCAGACATACCATTTTGCCCACCACCACTACTAAAAATTTGATTCGGTACGCCGCTACCCTGTCCAATACCATTCATATTTCCACCCAACATTTGTAAAAACTGAGCTAAAAGCTGGGCTGTTTGAGGAGATACTTGTCCTAATGGCGAACCACCTTGTTGCTGCTGTTGAAATTGCTGTTGTGTGCCATTTAAAATATTTGAAAATAAATTCTGGTTACCCTGAGGTCCGTACATATAAGCCGCGCCATCATTATTAGCGTTAGGCGCATTAGGTCCATACATACCAGCCGCCGCCTCATTTTGAACTTGTGCCTGTTGAAGAGGCGACATGTTATTGGTAATCTGACCGGGCTGAATAGAGCCGCCATTTGGTTGAGGGCCGGGATTTCCCCATTGGCCACCGTACATCCAATCGGGTTGCCAACCGGGAGTCGAGGAGCCATATTGATTGTCGGTAGGAGCCGTAGGCGCGGCAGACTGAGGAGCGCTGGATGATCCGTAGGGTGCGGTTACATTTTGTGGGGTAACGGTTGAGGGATTATTAGTAATATTAAGACCGGCATTAGTAAGTGCGGCAGGATCGTAGGGGTTAATATAAGGTATATTTGCGCCAGGAGTAGCAAGAGGATTGGTGTTTAAATTTACACTCTGATTTCCTATATTATTAGGATTAGTATTCGTTTGACCTACACCCGAGAGATTAAGAGGAGCACTAGAACCACCACCATTCGCAATATTTGGATTATATTGTAGTCCCGCATTTGGATTTACATTGGCAAGTGGATTGCCGGGGGCGAAAGAAGTACGGTTAGGCATTCCACCAGGACCACCCGGCATATACGTATTATTAATGGCCATGAATAAAGATAAGTTATTTCCTACCTTTATTTTACCAATTTATTAGAGAATTTGTTGCCAAGCTGTAACTTGGTCATTTGGAGCAAAAGGGGAGTGAGAGATAACAACTTTCTTATATGTGGCTCCATTTTCATCAAAGGACGTACCTACAGGAATAGCGGGACCATCACCGTTAACTTCATAGAAACCAGGATACTGAGGAATAGCCTCGGCGATACTTAGTGGATTGGCTGGAACCGCTGGCACATTTGGAATAGGTACGTATTGGATGTATTGAAAAAATGAGGGTTGCGGAACTGGAACAGGAAAATTGGTTTCTGTCTGAGTAATAGCATTTGAATCCACAATCATCAACATCGGAGGCTGCGGAGCGGGAGGAATAGGTAGACCAAGAGCTTTATCGGTGGCCGCATTTTGTGGGTAGTTGGCCATTGCGGTATTATAGTTAGATACTGCCGCTTGATTATTCAACTGTGCCCATTGAGTGAGCCCAGTAATCATTTGAGCGGCGACCGCTTGAAGACTATAGTTATTCGTAGGTGTCATATTACTTACCTCGTGGAGCAGCTAGAACATCGTGTGGTTTAGGAGCCTTGGCCGCCGTTTTACCTTTCTTATTGGCCGTGGCGTAAAAAACGGACTTACCTTTCTTATCGCCATAGGTCTTACGCATCGAAGACATTACTTCGTTTCCATGACCGTCAAAATATTTTTCAACGGGCATTACTTAGCTCCATAAAATTTTAGACATACTTCTGTACAATAGGGAGACTCAGGATCTTCATCACTATGCCACAAACCTTCGCGCCGAATACGAGCATAGTTTAGTTCTTGCTGTCTTTCATCCTGGTGCGACCAGTTGTCATCGAAAGCATTTACACCATCAGAGTAATAATCGTAGTTATCTTGACTTTGGGCCATTTTTATCTCTCGTAAAACGAATCATAACACCGTCGCCGCTAGTCTGTTTATCCTGGGACGGACGACGTAGAGGAAGAATAGCCGGTACAAATTCTTTGGTAGTGGGCTTCTCCATCTACTATTATTTTACCATGTGAAAATGTGTATAATAAATATAGCCCAACAACAGCCAACGGAGGGCGAACACGGCCCGAATGCCGCCAAGCCTTCCAGTGGTTGCCTCCCTAAAAATTAAGGAACATTATAAAAGTCAAAGGATGAAGTATGGGCGCACGGTTCAACGCCTTTATTCCAAGACGTAGCCAATCCCTTATTACAGTAGTGGTTAGCTCCATTTGTATTATCCGTTAAATCGGCGGCTACAAGTTTTTGAATTGCCTGCCAAGCCTTCCATCCAGGAACATCAGCGGAACGTGGAAATTTGGTGGAATTAACATCATTCCAATTAAAAGATGAAAATTGATACTTACGTAATATGACCTCGGCAAGCGTATTTGCCCCTAGATACGAGGCGGCTAACCGATTACGAGCAACCGACAAAATGCCCTGCCAATCGTCGGACGTTCCTCCACGAGCTTCACGCCATATAAATAATTCAATAAGACTATCCTTCAAATCCATTATCAGCCTTGTCTAATGAATTAGCATGTTGTACGGCCTTAGCACAGTGATTTGGGAATGCTGCGTCTAGACATTTACATCCGTACTTACCCCACCATTTATTAGTGTTGCGACCCATCGTAGACGATATTGTTTCTTGGGGACCAACATCTAAAAAGGCTGAGGCTAAAGTCCGGTCAAAATTGTACGCCGTATCTTTAATCCACTTTTTCATTTCGGTTCGACCGTGACCGTAACCACCACTTTATATGAAGATAAAAATTTCTTAATCTGATCCAAATCGGTGGCGACCGCATCTTGCGCTTTTTGGACTGTATCTTCAGCCGTAGTCTTGAGATCATTTATTGTGCCTTTTACTAAATCCATTTTACACCTATTGATACTCTCCAAGTTTAATTAACTTTTTAATTTTAGAAACAGCACTAGTTGAGGCCGGGGCGGGACCAAGAAATGTATCGGCAACAGCCGACCAATTAGTGGCCGACACATTAGCCATCGTCCACACCCAGTTGATTTGTCCCGTGGAAGTAAACCATCCGTGCGACCACGTGTCTCCGTTGTTCATCTTTGACTGATCGGTTTCTGATGTGTAATTGGTGTTGTCATAGATCAGTCCGGCAGTTGCCGTACCTGCTAGGTTCGAAGAAGGCCCGGTACCATTCTGTAATACGGTGAAGGCCATCCCTGGCTGTCCACCAGGAGTGATCGATGGAGCCCCAGCGAAGTTGTCTGTGCCACAAGTGGCTAAGGGTATATTCTCACCCGCGTTGCACTGCGTTCCGCTGCCGTTAGAGTCAGTATCGTGGCTGACGGCATTAGCTACGTCGTACATATGAACGAGGGTGCTATCGGTTACATGTCCACTCGTAAAGGACATCGTCAAGGTAGGACTTGTTGCTGCTGAACAACAGATATAAAAGCTTTGCGGAAAGATCGTATTACCGGCGCAGCTTCCTCCGCAGTACTTCGTAAACGTATTAGCTGGAGATGTGGCGATAGTGACGATATTTCCACCTGTGTTATTGTTGATATCGTCCACCCCAATCCACAGGAGATTGCCACTGGAAGGGAATATGGTCGTGTATGATGCAGTTGGAAGATAGGCAATTTCTTCGTGAATTAGTTGTATTCCGGTTCCGGCAGAAGTCCCCGCAGAAGCGGACTTCCATGCACCGGCCACCACATCGAAGTTATCACTGGTAGACTGATTAGCTACGATAAAGGGAGTAATCGTGCCAGCACTTGGCTGAACCCAGGCAGAACTAAAAGAGCCTACCGTTGAGCCAGAGCCATTCGAGCCACTCACAAGCGTTGTCGGAAATCCCGCCACAACTGAAGTGATCGTAAATGATGGCGAGAGAATAGTATTTGACGGCGCATCCAGAGCGGTTATTAGAATCATATCTTGTGGGGTAGTGGTGGTGATTGCCGCGCTACAAACTGCCTTGGGGCCAGCTACACCATTATTGGTGCAGGTCCCATCTAGCGGAGAACTAGTCGCGATATTACGATATTCTAATAGCGCCGCATGAAAGTCGCTAACGGTAGCAGAAAATGTCGTGGTAATCAGATTCACACCAGCGGATTTGCCGACAATATAATATTGCTGGAGCACCCAGCCGCCCGTGCCGCTGTCTCCAGTATCGACGAGAATCCATGTATTACCCGCGTTATCCGTAGGCACGGAAGGCGAAAGAGTGGAACCGTGTGGATAGGCGATAACAAAAACTAATAGATTATTAAGCAGTGATCCAGTTCCGAGCGCCCCACCATAGGTAAATTTGAATGCATTGCCGCTCTCACCTGCGCTGGATGCGAACTTGGTAGAGACCAAAGTAGGGCAGGTTCCAGTACACGCCGGAACCGGACCGAGGATCTCACCGACAAATGATAACCACGTACTACTAGTGACGGTAACGTTGGTGGATGCCCAACTTGAGACGGTAGCATTCGTGTCATTGGCCGCTAAGGACGGACCAGTTCCCGCTGTTTTGAATTGGCTCATCAGCGACGGTGCACCGACGATAACGCCGCTGTCTGCCGCGATCCCGAGCACCCAGTTGTTTGCGGCCTGAACCGCGATGGTAGGGAAGTTTACCGTTGTGCTAGCCTTTGCTGAGTTAGTGGCTCGATTCCCGACACCCGTTAGATTGCAGTCTGCGGTTACATTGACTAGTGTCCCGCTATAGGAAACTCCGACGACGTCGGTTGCGTTGGTCCAGGTGCCAGAGCCGGTGTCACCAGAAGATGATGAGACGTTGCAGCCTATCCGAATCGCTCCGGGAGTTCCGCCTGTGGTTGTAGCGACCGTGGCAATTGTTGTCCAACCAGACGGTAAGGTTGGAATAGTGGTCGCGCCGCTGTCGAAGGCAACTACGATTTTAAGATCGCCGGTTGCGGTAGCGGAAAAGGTAAAAGACGTACCGACTGCTCCTCCGTTCCCATCTCTTGCAATTGCACCCCAACTAGGCAGTGCAAACAAAAGCAGAATAAGAAAACGGCGCATTTAGTACCCTACGATCTCCATCCACTGAAAACGAAGATTACATGATCCGCCCGTTAAAGTTGTCCCATTAAAATTAAGAGCCGCCTGTTGAGCCGTACCGCGAAGCACAATACTTTGCCCCATGCTGGGAGTCCAAACGTAGATGTCATTCGGCGAGGCCGTTGCTGGTGCCATCATACCTATTACTTGAGAATCGATCAACCTAGCCGTAGCATCATTCACTGTGGGGTTTGCCGTGTATGTTAACACCGAACTGACCGACGATGCATTATTTTGATCTAACGGAAAAGTAGTTGGACTTCCCGTAGAAGTACCACTTGTATCCGCTGTAGTTCTAATAAAAAGTTGTACTGTGAACTGTCCCGCTGTGGTTTGGGTACAACTCAACACAATTTTACTTACTACTACTGTATTAGTCGCATTACCGCTTAAAACCGCAATATCGGTGGCACTAGCTGCGGGGACAAGTGCAGTTTTAGCCGCCGCAAAAGTAGCCACCGACTTATTGGGCATTGGGGCATCTGGAGCCTGCCCATAAGCCGCTACTACGCCTAAAAGTAAAAGACCGTAACGGAAAATGTAGTTGTACATCCTGTCACCGTTGCGCCAGAATCACTAGTAGCACCTGCCACACCTATTCCAGTCGCATAATTTGTAAGCGCTAGAGGACCAACAGGGATAACTACCGTTTGCCCAGCTTGCACCATATATGAATCAACAACACTTGTTCCTGCTGTCGGTGTTCCTGCTGTATTAAATACCTGTAACCAACAATCTATTGTCCCCGAATTACCAAGAACTAGACCATATAGATTACCCGCACTAGCTTTAACATTCGCCACTGCCGCTGAGCTTGAATGATAACGAGACGTGGCATTAGTTGAAGAAGTGGTAGGCACAGGAGCACCAATTGAAGAGGCATTTGTTACAAAAGCATTCACACCAGGAACTAATACTGCTCCAGGCGATGTGCCATAGTTTGCCATTGCGCCTAAGGTCCCATTGGCCCAAGTAGTAATATTAGATAGCCAAGCGGCAGCATTGGAAGCCTGAGGTCCCTGTGCTACCGGCTGTTGCGCCCATACTACAATTCCAAAAGTCAAACAAATCGCAACGATACAAATAAAAATCCACTTATTTTTCATCTAATTTACTCCGTATATGCTTCCAATGCCGGTGCTGCCGGTCAAACCAATTTCCATAAGAACGCCAACCTTTTATTAAGTTTGGTATAACCAAAAGAATTAAACAAATAGTTTGAATATGGCGTTCCATTAAGTATTCTCCATAATTGATAAAGACCCGCCACTTGCCGAACTAATAACTTGAACAGCCCCAGTCCACATAGTATCAGTCCATATTCGGCTACTTCCATCATTTGAAGTTCCATTAGCCGCTAATGCTATATGATAATTTGATGAAGAGGCTGTACTAGCACCAAATAACACATAAATAACTGTCGTACCTACACATTGCAAAGTTAAACGTTTACGGCTTGCATTTGCCGCAATCGCCTGAATAGATAAAGTTCCAACGGTAAAAGGCGAAGTAATTGCTGTTGCGGTATTACTTTGAGTAGGATTTACCGTTAAAGACCCGGCAATTTTTAAATTTCCAGATCCATCTAAATTAAGCGCGGCCATATTGCCGCTAATATCTTTAGCGCCTGCTGCTGTGCCGATACCTGGAAAACTAGCGCCAAAAGTAGAGGAAGTACCCCCAGCACCACCACCAGCCACTACATTTACTTGTAAAGCATGGTTAGTATTATCCATAATAGATGTTGCCGTGTCGTCTACGTGACGATTGATCGGAACACCTAATTTATCGGATAAATTAACTGACATGCTCAGAAGCCGAAACCGACGCCAAACATCTGTGGGCGATATGGACCCTGACTTACAAGCGGCTCACTTGGGCTAATAACCGGATCACCTAGCTCAAGGCCCTCGCGAGACGCAACCCATTCGATAGACGCCATCATAACGGCGGCCTGCCCAGTGGCCGTCATTTGCCCATTCTGCCACGTTATTTGACCGGCGCGAGGATCAGAATCCATTTCCCAAGCTACCCATTTAGCCGTCTCAATCCACATATCAAAGTAGATGTCATCAAATGGTAGATACGTGGAGGCTATAGTGTTGACATTAATTTTGGCGGGCCGCGTTTTATATTGCCCTTCCACAAGATAATCGGGCGAACCAATATTATCTGGAATACGTGGGTATAAGCGAAATGCCTTTTTATCACTTACGTAACATATTGCGTGGGGTAGATATCGTATATGCGTTGGCTGTAAGTCTTTAATAATAGCGAGGGGCTGACGATAGGGAGGCACATTGGAGGCTCTCATAAGATTACACCATCGGAGGCCATAAAAATCTTGTGGTATTACAACGGCGGGGGCTCCATAGTCCTGTTCGTTAGGTACGAGGTAAAAAGGAGGTAAAGAGGCAAGGGACTCGCGCCAATCGTACTTATCCCAGACGTAATTCATTGTATTATTAACAATATGAACCTGCAAATCTCTATCAGTTGCAGCAGGAATTTTTCTACGAATTATATCTAAAACATTTGCCCACGTATAGGTTGAGGGTCTGGCGGACATTTACTTATTCCATTTCTTTAAATAATTTAAGGCAGTCTCTACTATTATTTTATCATCATAGAGCATTCCAAGTCCTAAATTACATTTTCTACATAATAATTCACGAACTTGACCAGTTATATGATTATGATCGACATATAATTTTTCAGTATGCTTCTTACAGATCGCACATTGTTTATTTTGTTCTATAACTTTTCTATCATATTCTTCTATTGTTAACCCGTATGTTATTTTTAAGTGATAAGAACGTTTATTAAACACACGATCTCGTTTCTTTTCTTTCCAATATTTTTCATAATAATTTTTATGATATTCTCGTCTCTTAACTGTATCTTTAAGGGGCATAATCTAAAGATTCCAAGGAGTTTCCGCATGTCTAACAAGATAAATACCGGGAAATAAAAAGGGCACTCCATCCAACATTTTAGGAAGACGCTTAAAATTCCACTTATTCTTTAACTTATATAACCATATCACTTCTAGCGGATAACCAATATCTCGATTATATATCGTATGGTCATAATCCACATCATCTGGTTCCGGTTCGCCACTATACTCAGCCAGCCACGCTTCTATCGCGTTAATATCGTGAAAGTGCGTCACAACTAGAATACGCTTAGACGTATGTTCAGTCCAAACCTCCATTATTTCTTTCATTTTCGTTATTACACGATTTTTAAATGATAGAAAAGATTCCCCAGGCTTGGTAGACTTAGGTCCCATTCCTTCCGGCACTACCCAAGGACGTTTCTCCACTAATTCCTGTATTTTTGGCAAAACCTTATCTTTGGGTTGGCCCTCAAAAGCCCCTAAAGGCCAACTTGTCAATTCCTCGGAGGGACGCATAAAGGAGACATTAGGACAGGCTGTGGCAAGGGCGTGGGCCGTTTCTAGTGCCCGAGCCTGGGTGGATGTATAAACACGCCAGAAGCACCCTTTAGCGGCAAATTTTTGACCAAGTAGCCGAGACTCTTCGCGGCCCTGTGTGGTAATATGGAGGTCGGTACTACCTCGAATTAAAGAATCCGACATTACTTACTCAATTTGACTTCCTGATCGGGACCGCCCATTGGTGGAGATATAGACAGGAGCTTCTCGCGTTCTTTCATCAATAAGATATTGGCCTCAAAAACACCACGTTGGCCGGTAAAAGTAACCTTATTGGACGCGGGATCTATTTGAGCCCCGCCCGCACGTTGGTCATCAGCAAAAAGATAGGCGTAGTATAGAACGCCCGACTCGTAGACCCAAAACCATTCATCGTCAAAAACTTGAGTACCAGCGGTAAAAATATTAAGAGATGTTAATACTGGTGATGTGCGCTTATAGTAACTATATATGGTGGCCGAATAAACAGGATCTAAGGCACCGGGATTTGGATAAATATTGACAGCAGTACTACCACCAGGAACGGGACTATTTACTGCAATCTGTGAAGTTTGACCGTACTGAGCGAGAAAGGTAGTTAAAATGGGTTCTACAGATAAAACACGAATACTTGCCGTCTCTTTAACTGCCATATATGAATATAAAAGATATAAAAAATCGGCTGGACAAGTTACGGTATATTGTTGAACATTGGCGGAAATATTAAAGGAGGGAAATGCACCTAAAGTCCATCGCCAAGGCGCGGCCATCCACATATATTTAAGTGTCTGATCCAGTATATCAACTTGCACTTGTTCAAGCGACATATTTTTGATAAATCGCTTGGCATAGTCGAAAGCCTGGATCGGCTGATATGTAGAGGCCATGTCACAACGTTACGCAATATCCTGGTCAAATTTAGGCATCTGGGCCACCAATCCATTCAATAGGTATACGCAACCAGGGCGGTAACGTCTGTTGCGTATATTCTTTCGCACAAAAAGCACAAATAAAATGATACTGATGTTGATGATCGCGCTGTCCCGCTATAGCCGGTTGCATATTAGGTTTCATATGGGGGCAGGCCGACTGTAATGCCTCTTGTCTATCCCTCCCCTTTTGCATTTCTAAAGCCCCATTTAACTGGGCCTGTTTTGCAACACGATCAGTCTCATCCTGTTCGGCCATATCCTTAGCCAATTTTTTATACTGAAGAGCAAGTAGCCCTTTTTGCATTTCAAGAATATCTGGGTCCGTTGAAGCAGGGAGACCACTATCTTTAGCCGCCGCCAAAACATCCAACGGATCAGTATGAGTTTGTTTATTTGACATATATTCCTATATTAATTATACCTTTACTAGTTCCACGTTTGGAACGAAGTATTACGTCCCGTAAACTTAGCCCATTCTGCCGTTGTGCCATGAGAAAAGTATCTTTCAATGTCGGATATGGTAATGAGACGTTCACCGAGTAACTTAAGTAGGACGGTGCGCCAGCCGCGTTTAATTTCGCGTCCTATCTGCTTAACACGCTTAAAACCGGGCCTAACTGTCGTATCATCAAATACGAAACCTACCCCCGGCACAAATTCATACTTACCAAGATCCTTCCGCGTAATTGACTTAGTACGATTAATAACATCTCGATCTGGCAACTCGCGTTCTACTAACTGCATAACACTATGTTCAGGCATAATACCACGTTCATATGGTACTATCGTCTCTAGCTCCGTAAGAGACTTGACACGCATTATTGCTTTTTTAGTAATATTAAATGGATTATCTTTGAAGAAACAATTGGAAGGTAGAATTTTGGCGAGGCGCTGTTCTAGTTCCCACGAGGTCATAGAATGTCCCATTTGTTTCATATTATCTGTAGGATCGATAAGACGATCTTCTACGTAGATAAGATGGGACTCTTCTTCGGCAATATATTTTAAAAGATCCTGTTTCTGTTTTTCTACTCGATCACCGTGCGCTAGTACCGCGAATTGTTTATCTGTAGTCCGAAGGTGCATAATTATTTTGAATTTGACTTAAGTGCTAATTGATCGATAATTTTCTGATCTAATATTTCAATTTGACGTAACTCAATATTAATATCATCCATTTTCTTACTTAACTGCACAACGTCTCCTCTAGTATCTTCCAATTTTACCTGCTCAATCGTAACATCATTCTGAATTTTCCAGGCCCAGCCGCCGAGAGAAATGATAATAGGTATAAGGCAACCTACGGCCCAATGTAGTAAATTCGGCGGCATTTATGTTCCCACTACGTCCGGTAGCGTAGCTGTTAAAGGTGTGGTGCCAACTGGAATAGTAACTCCACCTGTCGCCGCTATTGGATCTATTACATTTGTAGTAGTTACAAAAAAAGTGGCTGACGGACCACTTACTTGATTACTTGCGGAGTCATACAAATACCATTGATAGCCGGAACCAGGGGGTACTATGTCAGAGTTTAAATAAAGACCACAAGTAGTATTATATTGACCATTTATAATTGGAATACGTTGGAATAGTGGAAGAGGCATTCCAGGGTAAATCTGACCGTAATTGGGCGTTAGGGATTCGCCGGGAGACATAGTGGGAGGCGCTACGGTTGGTACCAATAAATTGACAAGAAGGAACCCATTAAATGGAGCTACGTTGGTACCACTGGAAGTCCAAAAATATTGGGCTGTATTTGAAAATTGGGCTACACGCGGAGGTGTGATAGGTTGTGAAACTGGCAGCAGTCCCATTACATTTTATTTCCCTATATTAATTGTAACAGGTACTTAGGAGTGGTTGCAGGATCGAGATTTGAACTCGAATCTTTGGGACATGAACCCAACATCCTACCGGGTTAGACCATCCTGCGATATGGCCCGACAAAGAATAAAGGTAATTGGAAAATTCTCTATCGGGCGGCTCACCCAGCAGGAAAGGGGTCTAAGGAAAGGAGGTAGAAACTTAGACTACCCTCTCCCTTGGGTGCGTTGGGCTATTCATAATGTAACATACATTACACTCGAAGTCAATAGCCACAAAGGTTCAATAATCTTGAACGCGCATTAACACCATTACGAGTAATGCCGTATTAATCACTAATAGACTTACGATAATGACTATCGGGTCCATATTACCAAACTGCTTTCCAAACAGCCTTAGGCATCGTCACAAATACAACCTTAGGTGTGGCCTTTACAACCTTAGCAGCAGTTCTGACCACACCACCGTACATCAGCGCACTTGCGAGAAAGGATACTAGAAACAGTTTCCGCATATATTATCCAATCGAACTGGCAGCGTCAATCATCTTATATCGGTAAGTACCACCGATAGACGGAGGCCCATCAAGGACAACGGACACAAATACGAAGTTATAAGATACAGCCGCACCAATCACACCTTCGGGATCAGCGATAGAAGGTTCACCCTTGACTACGTTAATTTTAAAGCGCTGTTTAGTGGGATCTTTAACGTCCGAGGGGCCACGACCTTCTAGGTCAACGGAACCGATACCGTTACGTCCGAATACATACACACGATACAGATTAGGTGTACCGGTTGTCTTAAGCACATTAGTACTTTCGATAAGACGGCAACCGGCAATCTGCGTAACCAAGCCGCGATCTTCATACCGAACCAAAGGAGTATCCTTCGGGCTAGTATACTTAAAGATATCAGCCAAACCAGCGGCGGCAGGATCGTTTACCAAATCATACGTACAGAAAGGATGAGCAATGGCGAAAAAGTTGCCATCTTCCATCGGAAGTACGTCGTTAGCCTGTAACGAATGCCGCGAATTACGAAGGTCGGCCACGCGCAAAAAGGTGCCCAAAAGAGATTGTTTGGTACCACCAATTTCCGCATCAATGACCGCCCGCGTAATGGTATCGACCGACAGGCCAGCCGAGTATCCAAGTAATTCGGAGGCATTCTGCACGACCGGATCAATGGCCGTATCTTGTAGCAAGTCGGACACGGTAATAAAGGCCGTGTACTGACTCACAGTCGCGCCCACGATCCGCGAGGTCATGGACAGTGACGTGCCAACCGTACCCTCGGTAGTAGGCGTGGTATTTGCTCCGAAATTGATATAACGAAAGAACTGGACCGTTCGACCAACTTGCTTCGGCAGCATATCACGCATACATGCATCACGAAAGACAAATTTCTTTTGGAGACGATCTAGTCCCTTTTTTCTGTAATAGACATTAGCGAGATGCGCTAAGCCCGCCGATGAAGTCTGATTACCTGCTGGTTGGTAGGCCACGAATTATTCCTTAATATCCACGTATTTACGAAACTGCGGGATCAAAATCCTGATTTTCTGCAACTACAATCGTAAAACCCGCATCTGCAATTTCAGTTTGGGGTGAAGCTGTTCGCGTCAGCGTCCAAACAATCTTCAAATTATCCCCCGCCTTAACGGCCACATTAGCCGCATTCAAAGTCGGAGGCGTCACACCGGTTCCACCAACCAAAGTACTGGCGAACACATTACCAGCGGCCTTAGCGATAGAAGGAACGGTAGAAAAAAGAGTATTACCAGTATTAGTATTGGTAACTTGACACGAAAGCGAAAGGGGATTAGTATTATCGGCTCCCATTGTCATAGACAAATCAGCCGCCGTAATTTTACCCGCCCGCATTACTGTGAAATTAGTTGAAGTAGGAGCCGAGGTAACATTTCCTACTGTGCCCGCCGTAAAATGGCGTTCAACTAATTGGGGGATAGCAAATCGATCATTGGTAGAAAAGGTGCGAAGTCCTACAGCCATGTTCTTACTTATTTCCTATTCATATTTTAGCATTAAGTTATTATTAAAATTATTAAAATGATAAGCGGGCAAGCCACACGGCTCATAAAATGCGGTATTTGCCCTTAAAACCTGCTCGTTGTTAAAATAGAGGTCGTAGCTTACCATTACCGTTGAATTGGCTTTCCCATACGAGCAAATACATTTTCAATTTGCTCCACACTTAGATCGTCTGGATTAAAGCCGCCTCCCATTTGAGAAGGCATATTACGATTTACACCGGGAGGCGCATTCAAGTAGGGGTTATTTGCGAATTGTGGAGGTAGGTTAAATCCAGGGGCCGGTGCCAGTCCCGTTCCACCGTTCCACTGCCGAGGATCTACTTGGCCGGGATATTGAGGTTGGCCTTGAAATTGGGTCTGATCATAAGGATTTTGCCAATTTTGAGGTGGCTGTTGATATTCACCGGACTGTTGCAATTGTTGAGCCTGCTGAGCTTGTGCAGCGGCCTGTTGACGTTGGGCGTAAAAGTTGGGTAGGAAACCTTTATTAATACCCATTAAGTAGGCTGCATCCAGGCCATTTGCATCATATGGCAAATTCATTTGCTGGCGAATTTGCTCAATCTTATTGGCATTTTCAGCTCCACCAGGAAATTCAGGATGGGCTTCTTTAAACTGATACACGGCCAAAGTACGCTTGGTATTTTCAAATTCCTCTAAGCGGGCACGTAACTCACCAGGAGCATCAGTAGCTTTACCCTCAAATATAAGTTGATTAAAAGCATACTCCATAGCGTCTTTAGGCGACTTTTGCATTTTCTCAATAAATGCTTCATCAGACCACTTAGGAGTTTCATCGCCCGTAACATATGAACCTTGTTTATCGTGTTCAGCCACTTTTTGCTGTAGCTGTGCCATTTGAGAGGCCGTTGAACCTACGAATTGATTAAGTGAAGATTCAAGTTCCTGAAGAGAATTATAGGTAAGGGATTTATCACCTACTTTAATAGTAAGCGGCTGTGCTTGCGGTGTAACAACTTGCTGTTGCTGTTGTGTTCCGGCACTTGCGGACGCCTTCTGTTGTTCCTCTAAAACTACTTCACGAACAAATTGAGAGAAGTCTTGGTTTGGATCGGCTGCCATATATTTCCTATTATTATTGTAACTCTTTCATTATCAAATTAAATTACCATAGCCACCAGTATTTCCCCAAGTACCAGATTCTAGTGGAGGATAAGGATTACCAGTTTTACTATTATTATGCATTTGTTTAAATATTTCCCTCACTTTTTGATTTGTCTGTTGATTAGGTTTAAGTCCCAAATCTTCCTTATACTGTGTTTCAAGTAATGCCACCACATCTCCGGGTACGGTCCTAAGCTGGCCGACAATATAACGGAGAGCACGCCAGTAAGGTAGTAACTCCAGGGTTTTCTTTTCATCTGTAGTTGCGCCTATCGTATCAGTTAGATCATCAGCGATGGCTTGTAATTTATCTATAAGTAATATATATGCCGGATCACTTGGTAAAGTAGTAAGTAATTCTAATTCTTGTGGTGTCATAAATTATGTAGCTTTAGGGGGCCGCGCTTTATGCCGCGTCTCGCTCGTCTTCTTAGGAGGCTTACCTGTCGCTTGTCCCGGCTCACTAGCCTGCTGCACACCCTTGGGGTACTTATCCGCCAGCCCCTGTCGTGTCTGGGCCTGCACACTTTCACCCTGTAGCTGTTGCAACATCTGAGTCATCTTCATCTGATGATCCATTTGTCCCTGTTCACGCTCATTTTGTGAAGCCTGATTTGCAACTTGGACATCGGCCTGTTTTTTCTGCAAATCCATCTTGTGTTGTTCATGCTTAGCCGCAAGTTCAATTTGAGCCATCTGCTGTTTTTGTTTAAGTTCTTGTGCGGCCTTAACCATTTCCATCTGCATCTCTTGGGCTTTTTGTTGCGCCTCCATTTGCATTTCGGCCTGTTTAGCTTGTATTTCCCAAGGATTGGGCTGTTTCTTTATATTTTCTTTCTGAAGATCACCCTGAACCTTCATCTGCATTATTTCTTTACGAGTCTGACCCTCTTGTTGTGCCTTTTGCATATCGGCTTGAACTTGGGGCGGCGGCTGTTGAGTAGCCTGATGTTCCTGTTGATTCATGGGACGTATAAGTGAATATACTTTAGCCACGCCCGTTGCATCTTGAATCATACGGAAAAGTTCATCAAAATCCACTGTACGTCCCGTTTGTTGTAGGGACGACATAATATTACCGGTCGAAATAGTTTGCATCCAGAAAGGTAATACCTGCATTAATTCTTGCTTCGTAACCATGCGGGAGGCGGCTAACATACGAAAGCGTACTTTTTTCTGAACCGTCGATGACTCAATTTCGTAGTACTGACCTTGTGGTGATGAAGCAGGCAGCGCTTGACCGGGACGAGTATGAAACTGGAGAAGTTTTTGTAACTTATATAGAACCGGCACTAACAAATATGTCTCAATATTGTTGACTATTTCGGACAATCTTGACCCTGATCCTTGCTGTTGCATTTGCATTCCGCCCAAAGTACGATTAGCATTGGAAGGACGGGGAGCAGAACCAGAAGACACGCCATTAATACCGGTTCGACGTTCAGCACTAAGTTCCAAATACTGAATATCTGTAAAAACATTTTGTGTATTATTATTTACCTGTAACAATGAAACATCATCTTTATTATCGGCACTAAATACAACACCAGGACGCCACTTTTGTTGAGCCGGTGTCAATAATGTTGAACGCTTTTGTACTCGTGGGGGATGTAACAATAATGTTAACTCATCGTAATGGGCATTTAAAAGCGCCTCAATATATCTTTGATTATTTTCCTGCACATCAGCAATAGACTGGGCGTAAAAACGAGAAGGAACAATATAACAGGGAGAAAAAGCAAACGGAATAAAACCATATGGATTCGGTCCATTATATGCAATCCATTCTTTATTCAATACCCATATAATACGACTTTTAGAATAATAAATTAGAACTTCAATTTTTTGATCAGCAGGCAGTGGAATGAAGTCCGAAAAACCGGGACTATAGTAAATACCCCGGAGTGCCTCTTGTACTCGCTTAGTATTCTCAGCATTAGCTTGCGGTACATTCTTGGCCATATACCACAAAATATCACCCGAAGGAATGCTCATCCGAGGATCTTTTTTTAACTGCATTATTTCATCAATCGTCATAAATTTACGACGAATAACAGAACGTCCCTCATCAATATTAGGAACTATAAGGCCGGGATCAATATAGAAATCACGTAAGTCCACCCATTCTACGACCGGCCTATTTAATGTAGGCGACCATTCGACCGAGACACCGCCATTTCCGTAAAGGAGGGTATTCTTAATGGCTAACTTTATTTCAGTGATCGCATTAGACCCAAGTTCATCTTTAGGATGTTCTAGTGTATAGGCTAATGAGTTTTGAATATCTTTCGCTTCTTTAGGATCTGTCCCCGGCTCTGCATCTACCTGAAACCATTCGGGACCAATACCAAATATTGAATTGGTAATTGCGGGTAAACTTGCCTCCACTTGGTCGAATACAATCGGCTGAGTATATGCGGCTCTCGCCACATTTGAACCATCCCATACGCGAGGAGGAACATAACCGAAGTATAGGGAATCATGGGTGTTCCAACGACGATCATGATTCATCGTTCGAAATTGCTCATATGCCCAGTACGTTTCATTTACTAACGCCAAGGCATAACTGTCCGTAATACTCTGTTCCGCAGTCTTAAGAGGCTCCTCTATAAGAGTTGCGGGAGTAATTATGGGCGGCTGACGTTCAACGGGCATGTATCCTATTCATATTTTACAACTTAAAGGCATCTGGATTTACGACCAAGTTAACGTCTGAATCTGGTGATGGAGGCCATATTTCAATTCCCAATCGCTTATTCCAATGTTCCTCTCTCACACGTTGAAAAATATGTTGCCGCTGCCATTCTGGTATATCCGTCCCTCCGGTGCCATATTTTTTAGGATCTTCGCGTATTACAGTGGTCGGATTAAACCGCGCCGCTTCACGACCAAAGTATTCTTTATTAGCCAAAAAGTCAGCCACCGCATCCAAAATATCATCGGTTTGACCGGCTGGAAACTGTTCTAACTCTTTGAGTAAATGCGCCCAAGCATCTTTATTAATATCATCTAAGAAACGTAAGTCATCATTCTTATACCAAGGTTGTAAAGACTTTTCAATTCTATCCAACTTCTTTTGACGATTGCCGCGTTTTACCGGCTCTATAACGAAATTAATTCCCTTGGGCCGTAAGTCCGTATCTAAGACGCGGTTAATAGATGCCATAAGACCGCGTAAGTAACCGGTTTCTTCTATTTTTATAACACGTAAAAATCGCCTATGTTTAAGCGCAATACCGAATATAATATTAATAACTTTATCGGCCAAAAATCGACCATGATAAATTTCTTCCACGTATAACTTACCCGACTGTGATACAGCCCCCACTACGATAGCCGTATAATTAGACCGTTGATTATCTGTCTCCGCAAGGTCAACAGTAATCTCTTTATATGCAACACGAATATTTTGATAATCTTGACGAGATATTTTCTTAGGAAACTCATTATTTACTGGAAAAGCAACATATCCTTCCATAGTTGCAATTGGCCAATTTAATTTCTGGGAAGCAAATTCAAAAGGATCTACTTTTTCTTGCTGTTCTAATTCTTTAAGCGGAAATCTCTCGGGCCACCAAGGTATACGATTGCCCTGTTCATCTAGTAAAAAGGGATACTTCATATCATCAGGAGTGAATGATTCGCCGCCAGGAATATTACGTTTAAAAACACTTCGTATATGTATCTTATATGTCCGCTTCTCTAGAACCGCCTCCATTTCAGAATCAAGAATTTTACGATAAATATCCCCAAAGTGATAGGTAGTACCTTCTACATCCATCCAATATTTAGGACCAATAAGAAGATTAGCTGAAATATAAAATTTCTTACGTACTATCTCTAATCCATTACCGCTAATATTATTTTCATCTACAATGTCAGAAAATTTAATAACTTCAAAGTGATAACCTGCCGCTCCTTTTTCAATAGCTCCCGTCATTACGGTAGGTTCTTTACGAACATCCCATTTTGGCCTAGCCTCAGTAATAAAACGGTCGGCACGCCCCCACTGGTCTATACCTTTCCACGGTACATATTCAGGAAAAAGTTCCCGAAAATACTGATTATATTGAAAATGCCCCTTTATTTCATTCAAAACATCACTTGCCTTCTGGTCCTGGCCCATAAAGATAAGGATGGCAATACGGGGATAGTTCAAAATCCACTGTATTGTGTGCCCAATAGAGTTAATAGTGGTCTTAAGGTGCCCTCGGGGATCGAGAATAAGGGTGCGACGGCCTCCTGGGAGTGCTTCTAGAGGTAAAATAGGCTTATATTCCCACTTACCATTAACAATTACATCGTTTTTATCGAATTGATCCTGTGTGGGGGAAGGAAACTTCTGTAAAACATCGACTATAGGCTGGTGTAAGGCCCTCCAGGGACCACCAGAGGCATCAGAAACGTCCGAATAGTTCAAAACCTCACGGCAGAGCCACCCAATATCAGTTCGGGCCTTCCAACGAGCCGCCCGACGCATAAAATAGAGCTTTTCGTTCTTTAAAACGGCTCTTAAGTCTATTTTTTCCATTTTTTAGGCCACAAGTAGGTTCTGCAAACTCCCATTCCGAGGGATCATCTATGAGAAGGTTGGTAATTTCATCAAAATTCATCGTTATCCTATCCCTATTATAAGCCGCAGGGCTTCGACGGGCTAAGATATTGATTTTAAAAGCCGTGATAGTACACTGGGAACTGCAAATCGTGTTCCGGGGCCACTGATGCTATAAATTTATAATATTGAATACCTTCAAAGTCGGGGGCGTTAAATACTATAACTTTTCTATCCTTCCAGATAGTAAATGCAAAGGGTATATCAAAATTCATAAACTGATAGATCGGCATAAATTCATTTCCATCAGCGCTCCCAAGGATCGTAATAACTATCTGTTCAGGAGAAGAGGGGCAATAAATGGCGGCTATCTGCGAATTACCGAGGCATTCTACGGAACTCTCAAGTTTACCTTTTTTAATTTCGACAGTATACATATTTAGCCATTGGTCGGTGGATCATTATTTGCTTGAGTAGGCACACTTGATTGTTGGTCGGTAGGTATAGTTAGAGTGCCAATAGGGACATTTATTTGAACTATTGCCGCATCTACTATACCTTGTAATGCCATATTAACCTGCCGCCGTATCTATTTGTGTAACTTCTGGATCTACAATTAATGAACCATTCATAATTTCATATTTATCACTAGAGGTATCAAACATTTGTAAGTCATAGACAAGATAAATACGATGCCCTATCGGACAAACTGGAGGCGTAAAATTACTACAAGCAGTTCCAGTGTAAACCTGTGATGGAATATGAATTGTTATAATACCTCCAGATGTATTTGTAATTATAATCCCAATAAAACAACCAGTTGTTACAGCCTGATCTGTTATTATAAATAATGCTTTATTATCAGGATCGTGTATATTAAACTTAGCCGTAAAACGAAAATGATAGCCAGTAATATTTAATGGTGCCCCATTAAGAGTTATATTTACTGTCGCATTCCAATCCGTATTACGGAAGACATGTATATTTTGTTGAGCCATACATTAGGACGGCGATACAACGTAATATACAAAAATCTCAAATACACCAGCCGTAAGAGCGGCCACCGCAGAAGTAATGGTAATACTACCCGCCGCCGACATTTTAACTGGAGCCGCCAAAGTTGCCGCACTATTAAGTTTGGCATTAGTAGAAAAAGAACCAATAGCGGTTGCGGCTAGAAGAGAGGTAGCCGAAGAGCCAGCAGAGGTACCTACGGATACCGTCGCGCTAGCACCTGCCCCAGCGGTAGTAGAATTAATAGTACCACCAATTATAATTGCATTAATTGGAATAGTAGCATTAGCAGCGGGAGTAATGAGACCAGGAGCCCCACCACCATCTACAGCAAAATTATAGGTAGCATGAGCGACCTGTAATGCTCCAGTTCCAGCAACCGATCCATTAGTTGAATAAAGTGTTTGTACTTGTGCCATTAATTTTCCTTATAGAACTAATAGGTTAAATTGCTGAGCCACCGGTGTAATAGTATTTGCTGTTTGATTCTCAAAAGTCAATTCCAAAACCTGATTGGCTAGTAAACGAGAAGAA